TCGCCAATCGACCTAGCTCGTAGATTTAAGAAATAGTATTCAATGTCAACTAAAGGTAAAGTATCAATATCAACATCTGACAGATTACAATTATTTAAAATCTGTTGTATGTTTAATTCGATTTCTTTATCATCTTTTGACTCCATTGCCATCAAAAGAATCTTTTGTTCTTTGACCAAAAACGGTCTAAATTTTAAATTCACTTGTGATACCGGTAAGGTGATTTCAAACACCGGCGTATCAATCTTGGGTAAAGCCATTATTTTCTCCTATAATAAATTCATTCCACTTGTTACTTAATTAAAATTTTGGTCCAATAGATTGGTTAGTATAATCAGCTGCCTGATTGTCAATTGTGTCTTGTACTAAAATACTATTATTTTGAGGTTTTGATGGACCTCCAACTGTTGAATTTGAATCTGTTGGCTGTTCATCTGGTGCTACATAATCTACATTTTGCCAATATCTATAAGTAAACACAACACTCAATTTATGATACAAAGCTTCATTTGACCAATCTAAATCTAATTGATTAACCACTAAAGGATAAGCTTCATATAATTTTACAGCATAAGATACATCACCAACTAAATCATATTGAGTAATTATAATATCTGAAACATAATTTGATTTATATTCTATATTCCAATTAGCTGTTGGATTAATTAAGTCTAACCAAGCATCAAAGGCTTGTCGTTCTACCATTGCATCTGTCACAATAAAAGTCATTGTGATGTCAACATATGATGTTCTGTGTGGCATCTTTTCTGAAGGGCCATATATCCTTAAATCAGAAGTTTCCATTGTGCGACCAGGTAAGGTTGCCATTTCACACCGATAGGAAAGAGTTTCAGTCGATAACAAGGTAGATAATTTACCAGGCAACGATATTTTCACATCAAATTTTGATGGTTTGGCTAATTCGTCTGTGAAACTTGCTCTAAAGGTGTCTAACATATTTTATCTCGTGTCGCCTATGGTATGCGCTGTGTTAGCGTGTTGTGTGTGTCCATGAATTTCCATAACAGAATCTTTCCAAACATCTTTTGATGTAGCCTTTTGGAATTGTTGAGTTGGTAACATTACTGCGGTTTCCCATTCCTCTGGTTGTACTTTTAAAATTTTGCTAGCAATACCTGAATACAAATACCTTTTCAAACAAGGCCTAAATTCTTTGTACCGCTTTGTTGCATCTAATATCTCATAACTAATTCGTATCTTAATCGGGTCATCATTTTCATTGACCATAGCTTTGGACATTAACTTGTCCATAAAACCCGCTCGTATTCTTGGCGGCAGATAATGTAAATTTAATCCCAAGAACCCATCACTATATTTTTCTAGTGGTATCACCAAAGGGAACGCATCCCAATAACTTAACTTATCTGCTGTCTTTGCAGAATAATAGTAGTAATATAACCCACCAATAACAAACCTATTTGTATTGCGGCCAGTTTCTTGTTTAATCTGTCTAGCTAATGCGACAGGATTACGCAAGTTATTAATCTTACTAGTGAACCAACGCAAAGCTTCAGATGAATATCGTTGAAATTCTGCGCCTCGCCTTTGAGCCGTTAAATCAGTTAATTTTGAAGGTTTTATGTTTGTAGCCATGTTCTATTTATCTCACAAATTTAAGTGGTCTTCAGTTAGTATTTTAAATTCCCAACCTCGGTCTTTACAAAATTCAGTTGCAGCTTCCCATTTGGCTTGATTGATTGACCAAGTGACGACCTCATTGATGTATTGTTTAGTTAGTCTACTCTTTTTAACCGGCTCGGTAGCTTGTTTCTTGGGTTTAATTTCCCACAAGAATGCTTTTAATTGTCCATTCGGTGCTCGTATCTGAACATAGAAGTCAACAAAATATCTATGAAATTTACCATCCACTGGTGACTTGTATGGAACAACAACTTCCTCTGATGACCACATCACAACATCAGATTTATTGTCTAGCCATATCATAACTTTCTTCTCCCAAGATGAACGGTATACAATATTTTTGTAATTACCATTGTATTTGCTTGGATTTATAGGTGTGAAGATACCTTTGTAATTTTTCGTCATAAATACTATATATATTAATTTTATAGACGGCTAAAATGGCAACCAAACCTATTCCTTTTTCAACTAGTTCATCTAGGACCGTAAATGGTCCATTGGCTGATTTGTACTCAACTAGTTATAATTTTGAGGGGTTGTATTATCCTAGAGATTTAGGATCTTCTGCTCGTGGCCACTATATCAACTTCTATATCAATATAGCCGAAAATACACACTATTTAACATCAGCTGGTAATGGATATCAAACAGGGGGTAGTGGAGGAACAGTCAATAGCGTTGGAGTTTTGAGTTCTGGTGGCCGGACAGCCATCACTCAACAAAAACAAGCTAGTGCCGAACCATATACTATATCTGCTGGGGTAGGTGCTGGTTTGCTAACGGTGAGAAAAACAAAAAGAATCACACAGGCGATTGCTTTGTATATGCCTGAATCTGTTCAAGTATCATATAATGCTTCTTGGCAATCTGAAAGTTTAACAGATGCTTTAGGAGATATAGGTAAATATGGTGGTTTAATTGCAAATGCTATCAATAAAATAAATCCTATGTCAAACAAATCATCTTCTGGTATGACTGCACAACTAGCTGAAGTGGCTGCAGATGCTGGCGCATTTGGGTCCGGTGCTAATGCTAAAGATTTCGCTATATTTGCTTCTGGTTCAGCAATTAACCCACAATTAGAGGTATTGTTCAAAGGTACAGATATGCGAACATTCTCTTTTGATTTTCTATTTGCTCCGTTTGATGCACAAGAAGCACTAAATGTAATGGCCATTATTAAAACTTTTAAATTTCATCAAGCTCCAGAAGTTGAAACTGGAACAGCTGGTAGATTCTTTGTCCCTCCTTCTGAATTTGATATTGATTTTTTATTTAATGGCCAAATTAATCCAAATGTACACCAAATAGGTACTGTTGTGATGACTGGTATGTCCGTTGACTATTCTCCGAATGGTTGGTCAACTTTTCCCGATGGCACACCAACACATATTAAATTGAGTTTACAATTCCACGAAACTGAAATTGTTACAAAACAACGAGTAGCCAAGGATAATTATTAATGTCAAGATATTTCAACTACTTTCCAAAATTAATCTATACATCTAACGGAACTTCTACCGTCATTACAGACTTGATGACTCGGCCTGCTTTGTTGCAAATGGATATAGATAATTCTTCTTTATATTATCAATATGATATCCAAGAAGGTGATACTCCAGAAATTATCGCTTCGAAATACTATGGTGATGCAGAATTACATTGGGCGGTAATGATACCAAATCAAATTATTGACCCATTATATGATTGGCCAATGGCTTATCAACAATTTATTGATTTTATAACTGATAAGTATGGTTCCCAAGCTAATGCTTTGTCAACAATTCACCACTACGAAAGAATAATATCATCTACTGATGGACTATCAGGCCAAATAACTTCAGATACTTTTGTTATTCCCGTGACTACACCTTTTAAAGAATTAGCAAATGTAGCCAACACAATGATGTTACCTTCATCAAATAATAGTATCGGTGATGGTAGACAAACAGTAGATACTGGATATTTGTATGTTTGGGATGGCACAAAATGGGTATTAGAACTATCACTCACTGAATATAATGCTATCGTTCCATATACAACATCTCATAGTGTTGGATATTCAACCGTATCTATAGAGCAAACAAAACAACCAGTAGATTGTTACTCTTATGAGGAAGCTCTCAATGAATCCAAACGAACCATAAATTTAATTCGAAAAGAATTGATTTCAGATGTAAAATCTCAATTTATAAATCTAATGAGCGTTTAATTAATGGCCGCTACTGAATTATTATTCCCGCAGGACTTCTCGCTTGACTCTTGTAAAATAGTGACCGCTTTGGGTCAACCATATGAATTTAGAGCTATGCTTTTAATTTTAGAATATTTTGAAGATTTGTATAGTAATTTTATTACCGGTTCTATCACAATTAATGATTCTGTTGGGTATATTTCTAAGTTGGCGTTTTCTGGTCATGACTATTTAATTTTGGGATACTCTAAACCTGGATCAGATATAAAGATAGAAAAAACATTCAGAGCTTATAAAGTTTCCAATCGACATATTGTTAATAATCAGAATGAAACTTACACAATTCATTTCTGTTCTGAAGAAGCCATATTATCGGAGCAGTATAAAGTAAGTAAATCTTATCCAAATACTAAGATATCCGATATTGTCAATGATATTGTATATAATCAATTAGGAACAAGTAATACAAAATTCTTGGCCACTAATAGTGAAGCAACAGCGGGGCTCAGAGATATTGTTATTCCTAGTATGAAACCCCTTGAAGCTATCAATTGGTTATGTACTCAAGCTATTTCTGCTACGACAAAAACAACTGGTACTTCATATTTGTTTTATGAAAATGTAAATGGGTATAATTTTAAATCATTACAATCTTTGTTTACGTCACCTGTTTATGGTGTGTATAAGTATGAACCAAAAAACTTAAATATGCCAGACGATACCCGAGTCCAAGATTTGGGTTTAGAAGCTAAAAATGTTATTGGGTATGAAATGGTTTCAAATTTTGATACTCTTGATATGATTAACTCTGGAGCATATGCTAATCAGTTGGTAGCTATAGACTTACTAAGTTTATCATATTCTGTGAATAATTTTGATTATCTAAATTACTTCACCAAAGCTCAAAAGTTAAATCCTTATCCACTACTTGCTAATACTGAAAATCGATTTAATCAAACAGATAGCATAACTTATCAAGCTGTACTTAAAACCGCAGTTACGAATACCGGAGATTCATCTAAGAATGCTTATATTAAAACTAAGCAACCGTCTAATAAAGATGTTAATATTGAAACAACTATCCCTTACCGTACAGCTCAGATACCTCAAATAAACGCAATTAAATATAAGATAAGTATACCTGGGGATCCATTCATGACGGTAGGTAATGTTATTACTTTTAATCTACCAGAGTTAACCAGAACCACAGATGATAAAGCCTCTGATGCTTATTATTCTGGTAATTATTTAGTGACAGCGATAAAACATACAATTGATGTTGAAGGTAAATTTATGACTATTATGGAAATATCCAAAGAAAGTGTTCCCAATCAATACATTAATCCTGATAATTCATTGCAGGCTTGGAAATTGATAAGGGGTAGATAATGGATCGTAAAAATTTCATAGGGTTAGATGGTTTTGTATGGTTCATGGGTGTGGTTGAAAACCGCCAAGATCCATTGAAATTAGGTCGGTGCCAAGTTAGGTGTTTTGGTTGGCATACAGATAACAAATCATTAATTCCATCAGCTGACTTGCCATGGGCTCAGCCAATGCTTCCTGTTAATGGTGGCGACTTGTCTGCCACCTTAAAAGAAGGCGATTATGTGATTGGGTTCTTCTCTGACGGAGATTCTGCTCAGTTCCCAATTATCATGGGCGCATTACCTGGTGTTCCTAATCAAGCTCCAAATATTGGCAAAGGTTTCTCTGACCAAAGAAATTCAGATGAACTGGCCAGCTCTCCAAGAACTCCTGATAGTATCTTTTTCTATAATACGGGAGCTGGTGTCCAACTTTCAGAAAAAAGCACAGCATCAATTTATCCAAATATTTTAAACGAACCAACTACATCTAGGTTATATCGTAATGAAAATATTGCACAGACCTCAGTTGGACTTAAACGAACATCACAAGATAAACAAGTACCTACTGGCTTCGGTGATTTTTGGGATGAACCATATCCAGCATACAATACAACACCACCGTTTAATCATGTAGTTGAAACAGAATCAGGTCTTGTATTTGAAATGGATGATACTCCTGGCTCTGAACGAATTCATATGTTACACAGAACTGGAACATTCTTTGAAATGTATCCATCTGGCACCAAAGTAGAGAAAGTTGTCAAGAACAATTATCAAATTATCTTAGGTGATGATATGATCCATGTGATGGGCAGAGTAAACATCACAGTTGACGGTGATACTAACATTCTTTCTCGTGGCGATGTTAATCTAATTGGTGGTAATGATTTAAATGCTCGTATAGCTGGAGCAATCAACCTGTCAGCTGGCGAAGGTTTCAACATTAAAGCGGCTTCATTTAATGTAGATATTGCACATGGTGTGGACATCAAGGCCGGCGGTAATATGAATGCAGATGCGGCCGACATCTATCTTAATAGTGGATTAGCTACGGCGGCAGGTATTCCAGACGCTCCTTATCGTTCCAATAAAAATAATGTACCATTCAGTGAAGAAACTGTTCCTGTGCCTAATCTAGCCGCGGTAGCTTTAGATGAATTAACTCCAGAACAAGGTGATGCTCTAAAATCATCACCACAATATGGTGTATCATCCGCAAACACATCGGATCCTGCTGTACAACAAGCGTTAGCTAATACATCTAATTTGACAGCAAATACTGACGCATCTTGTATTGTTATTTCTCAATTAACTCCTTCAGATACTTGTGTTAAGTTTATCAAATCAAAAGAAGGTATAAGTCTGAAAGCCTATGTTGATCCAGCTACAAAAGCAGAACCAATTACTATTGGGTATGGTACGACAGCTAGTGCATTAGGAAGACCTGTTAGTCTAGGTGACGCCATATCTCAACAACAAGCTGATGCTGATATAGCAATGGTCATTGGTAAAGTGGCGAATATCTTGAAAACGAAAATCACAGCACAATGTGTCACACAAGGTCAATTTGATGCTCTGGTATCTCTCGCTTATAATATGGGCGTCTATGGTGCGGCTAAAACTGATGTTATGAAATTAACTAATATCGGCGACAAACAAGCGGCCGCTGATGCTTTCTTGAATTTAGTTCATGCGGCAGGAAAAGTTAATAATGGTTTAGTCAATAGACGTACAGCTGAAAAAGCGTTATACTTATCATAGGAGTAGTGAAAGATGTTATGGCCAACAAGTAGATTTTCAATACCAAATATTTCAAATGGAACATCTTATTCTTATCCAGTTGATGATGTTATACCTTTATCTGCTTCTGATGCTGCTAGAAATTTATTAATAGCAAGACAGAATAGAGATAATCCTCCAGCTGATACAGCAGACAGAACTGAACCAGTAAATAGTAATCCAGCTTCTAGTGATGTTAAGCAAGTCACACCTGCTACAGCTAATGGTGCTCCTGTTCCTGCATGTACAATGGGTGGCGCTACTATTGTATCATTTTTAGGTAATATTTTAACAAATGGAGCGCAATGGGTAGAAAATGGATCCAACCCAAATATCATTAATTGTTTTCATTCAATTGGTCAAGCAGGTATCAATTCTGACCAAACGGCTTGGTGTATGGCTTTTGTTAATTTTGTTTCTAAGAGTTGTGGATACAAATATACTGGCACGATGCGAGCTGCGGATATAAGAACAACAGGACAGGCAACTTTAGTTACATCGGATGTTACACAGATTGCTAAACTTGGACAACCAGGTGATGTAATTTTACAACACCCATCTTCAGCCAATCAAGCCGGTTCGGGCCATGTACAATTCTTATATGCAATTAATTCAGATGGAACAATTGCTACAGTAGGTGGTAATGAAGGTCCAGATAAAGCTGGTAAAGTAGGATATACCCATTCAGTCAATTTAACGGGTGGTAAATTTCCAGCCAAATTTAGGGAATTATGGCGACCTCAATGTGGCTAACATAAATAGAATATGGCAAACACAATACAAAACAGATATTCAGATTTAGATTTAACATTCACACGCAAACCTGTATCAGGTGATATTGCGTTGAGTACCAATGACCAAGCGGTTATTCGTTCTGTTAGGAATCTAATCTTAACTAATCACTATGAGCGGCCTTTTCATCCAGAAATTGGGTCAAATATTAGTAAGATGTTGTTTGAACCAATATCTCCATTGACTGCCAATTATTTACAAAGAGAAATAGAAGATACTATTAATAATTTTGAGCCTAGGGTGAAATTACAACAAGTCGTGGTGCAAGTAGCGCCTGACCAAAATTACTATTCAGCAATTATTAGTTTTTTTATTAACAATCAAGTTCAGCCAATAACGATGAATTTGACACTACAGAGATTACGATAGATGGCCGCCAATAATAATATTCAGATATCAGATTTAGATTTTGATTCTATTAAGAATAATCTAAAAACATTCCTTCGTGGTCAGAATACATTCAAAGACTATGATTTTGAAGGTTCTGGTCTATCAGTTCTTTTAGATGTATTAGCTTATAACACACATTATAATGCTTACTATTTAAATATGGTGGGAAATGAGATGTTCTTAGACACTGCGGCTCTAAGGAGCTCAGTAGTATCTCATGCTAAATTATTAAACTATACTCCGACTTCAGCCATTGCGCCAGTATCTACAATCAATTTGACTGTTACAGGTGTAACTAGTCCTTCTCTTACGCTTCCTAAATTTACAAGTTTTAAATCTGAAGCTGTTGATGGTGTAAACTATACATTTGTTACCAATGACATTAAAACAGTGTCAGTTGTTGCTGGTACGGCCACATTTCCAAATGTTAGTATCTACCAAGGCCAACCAGTATCATTATCATATACAGTTGATACTTCAACAAATCTATCACAAACATTTTCATTACCTGATGTACAAATTGATACCACTACTATTATAGTTCAAGTGCAACAATCAATAACCAATGGCACCTTATCAACATATACTTTAGCTGATAATGTATTACAATTAAATGACACCTCTCAGGTATTTTTCTTGCAAGAAGGTTCACTTGGATTGTATGAAATATATTTTGGTGATGGTATTTTAGGTCAAAGTTTAATTGATGGTAATATTGTAAATGTTTCTTATCTTGTGACCAGTGGAACAGCTTCAACAGGGGCTAACAATTTTGTTCTACTTGATAGTATAGGTGGAACTGGGATTGTTAATTCATTGACTTCGGCTTCAATGGGTGGAGACCAAGAATCTATCAGTTCAATTAAATATCAAGCACCTAAATCTTATGCCGCTCAAGGTCGAGCAGTAACATTTGAAGATTATATCACGGCTATCCAACAGAATAAATTAAATTTTGGTATTGATTCAGTATCAGTTTGGGGTGGAGAAGATAATGTTCCTCCAATATATGGCCAAGTGTTTATTTCTATTAAACCAGCAGGCCAATATGCTCTGACAGACAATCAAAAAAATCAATTGATTGTCGATGTAATTAAACCTTTGTCTGTTATAACAGTGCAGCCAACTATACTTGACCCCGATTACACATATGTAAAATTAAATGTTTCTGTGGTTTATGACCAAAAGAAAACAACATTAACATCTTCACAGATATCAGATTCAATTACTACGGCATTACAATCGTATAGTGCGAGTCAATTAAATACTTTTAATTCTACATTCAGTCTAGGTGATGTATATTCGGTAATACAACAAGTCAATCCTTCAATTATATCTAGTAGTTGCAAGGTACAAGTACAGAAAAAGATATATCCAACCTTGGATGTTTCTAAGCAATACATCTTGAATTATGGTGTACCTCTTAATCGTGGAGTTTATTCTTCAGGTGTTAATTCTACTCCAACAATACAATATTATAAAAATGATATTGTTGTAACTTTACTCAATGATGTTTATATTGAAGAGATTCCATTTCCATCTTCTGGAGTGCAATCTGTTAGTATATTGAATCCTGGTTTCAATTATTCTAGTATTCCTGTTATCACAATCACTGGCGATGGAACAGGTGCAACTGCTGTAGCTACCGTAGTCAATGGCCAAGTTACTTCTATTACCGTAACCAATCCTGGAATTAATTATACACAAGCATTTTTAACAATAACAAATGCTTCAGGTGACACAACAGGTTCATCTTGTTCCGCATACTTAACCTTACAAGGCCAATACGGTAGTTTAAGAAGTTATTACTATGATGGTAACAATATTAAGACCGTTTTGAATCCAAATATTGGTGTTATTGACTACTATAATGGTATTGTTACATTAAATAATTTTAATCCAACCAATGTTAATAATTCTTTAGGTCAATTAACAATAACTGCTAATCCAGAATCTACAATTATATCTTCTTCACGAAATAGAATTGTAACAATCGACCCTTATGATCCAACATCTATTACTGTATCTGTAACTGCAAAGTAACCTATGATTCCAAACGATTATAAAACTTCTCTAAGAATTGCATCTCAATTACCTGAATTTATTCGGGACGATGCTAACTATCAAACATTTGTGATGTTTGTACAGGCGTATTATGAATGGTTGGAAACAACCGGTGGTGTAACTGAAGGCATTAAAAATCTACAAGATTATTCGGATATCGATAAAACATTAGATGGTTTTATCGAATATTTTATCAATGATTTTCTCCCATTCTTTCCCGAAGATGCTCTGGCAGATAAAAGAAAAATCTTAAAGATTGCTAAACAATTATATCAAGCCAAAGGAACACCTGGTTCATATAATCTTTTGTTTAGATTATTATATAATTCAGAATCATCAATTTTAGAAACTAATGACTTAGTATTCAGAGCTTCTGCGGCTGACTGGTATACTACTAATTTATTAAAACTTAAATCATCCGATGAAACATGGATATTAGCACCAATTAAAAATTTGAAAGTGTTTGGTGAAACATCTAAATCGTTTGCCTCCATCGAAAGTGTTTACTTAGACACTGATAAGTATGATGTTTATATTTCTTCATTAGAGCGCAGTTTTCTGTCTGGTGAAAATATTAAAGTAGTTGATAACGCAAAACAAGATGTTTATTTTTACAATAACCAAATCGTTTCTTCAAATACTCCTGGATCCACAATACTCACTGGTAAATTGACAGGTACAGTTTCATCTGTTGCAGTTGATCCTAAGAACCTAGGTCTATTATACACAAAAGGCGACCCCGTAGTATTTTATGGCGGTTTGGGTCCTACAGGTAATGTGGGTGCTACAGCTGAAGTAGATTTATTTACATCTGGAGCAATACAAGAAATCAATATTGTTGATGCTGGATATGGCTATCGGGTTTATCCTGGTTCTACTATAACTTTTACTCCTCAACCAAAACATCCAATTGTAGCTCTTGTTGGGGCAGTAAATCCAATTGGCGGAGAAAATGTCAGTTTTGTAGTCACA